AAACATTTCATTTTTAATTCCCAACAAACACCAAATATTTTTATACCTTGACAAGATGGAGTTATACTGATGTTACATTTATCACATTTACTATCATTCCACCATTCATTACCTACATTATTACCTGTCCTAAATCGTCTACAACCATTTGAAGGGGATGAAACACAACCACTGTAGTTATATGAATACGCTGCGGAAGAAAAAGATGTGGGTGCAACTACGTAACTATTACCTACAACATTATTATTTCCTACTGCCAAATATATTGGGAAATAACCTGTTCCTCCGGTACCACCTTGAGAATAAAAAGTTAACCCATTGTATGTACCACTATATGATACTGTATCCCAACCTGTTCCGTCTTCTGAGGGCCTTTGTATTCTAGCACTAGACGTATTAGCGTTTATTACTCTCCATGTTGCATGATTTAAACCTAGAACACTACAATCGGCTGGATCTCCACCGCCTAGAGCAGTAGTGTCAATACATGGAGAATAGTCTCTACCACATCTAGTCCAAGAGCCACCGTCTTTATTAGTACAAGATCCACTATGTGATGAAACTTTTTTCCAAGATCCATCATCATATTCATTGGCCTGCATGTAAACTTTAATTCTACTTCCTTTTTCTGACCTAGCACAAATACCTACAGGTATTCTCACCTGACACAACATAGTAACTAATCCATTAATAATTTGTAATATTCCGTTAATAATTCCCACTATACTAGCAAATAAACCTAATAAAAAACAAATAATTGTATATAATGGGTTAAAGTTACTATCTAATCTATTTGCGGGAAACTTATTAACCCCCTCTCCATTAAAAATATCTTTTATTCCTATGAATGCCCTAGTCTCATCACCTTTTAGTTTTTGATATCTTCCTATATATTGTTTTACAGTATAAACCTTTTTCCATCTAAAAGTAAAAAATTCTTCTAAATAATTATACTGATTAGATTTTTCGTCTTCATAAGGGGTGTTTGTTGTAACGGTAGAAAGTTGTTCGTTAATTTTGAAATCATCACTAGTTTCCAAAGATTCCTTACTATACTCTTTAAAATTATAATTACCTGTCATATTAGGAACTAGAAAATGGGCTCTTTGTCTTAATCTTTTGTCTGAATCTGATTTATCCATACTAATTCTAAACCTAAAATCTGCTTCTGTAGGTATTCCTTTTATACCATCAGGACTAGGAACTACATTACCAAACTCATCGGTAATTACCTTTCTTAGATTCATAGGTATCATTATTGACCAGTTACCATTATCATCTATTGTATCCCCATTTATTTCATATGTTTCTATTGTACCGTCTGGTGTACGTCTAATAGCTTCTATTGTACCACCACCCGTAATTACTTCTGCCATTTTACCCATATCTCTATCGGGACGACAATTTTTATTCAAAGAATCTTTTTCATCATCTGAAAAAATACTTCCAGTAAAAATAGCAGTAGGTGTTAAATTAACGTCTATTGAAAAATCTTTTCTATTAATCCCTATTGGATTACCACCACTTAAATTATCACACCAGTAAGGCTCTACTGTTATTTTTTCATTAACAGTAAATATTTGAGGTAATGTATCTATGTTATTAGACGATCTAAATTTAAATCTACTATCAAATAGTTCTTCACTATAACCATCCGCAATCATTTCATAAGGTCTAGCAGAAATAAATCCAATATCACTTACATCTACATCATAATGAATGGTATGTTCACCTACAGGTACACCAAATAAAATATAATCACCAGCATCGTTAGTTGTAGTAGTATATTTATAATATTTTTCATATATTTCTAAAGTAGTACCATTTTCTAAAATTTGTCTTTTAGAAGGAAATGAACCTACAGGTGAATGATCTAATTTTTTTTGTTGTGCAGGTAAAAGATTATACCTTAAACCTTGATTATTTCTTTTATCTGGATCACTAATTAAATCACCGTAAGGATATAATGATGTAATTACAGGATTATCTAAGTCGGACTCTTCTAATGGTACAAATATTGATACTTTAGCATTGGAAACACCAAAACCACCATTTATATCTAATCTACCTGCAATTACACCATACTCTGAGCAAAAATTTTGATACTCATCTTTCTGAGATATTTTTAAACTTAGTATTTCTAAAAAATCATAGTTCTGATTTAAATCTAGATTTACTTTTAAATAACCATTTTCACCTGGTTGTGTCCTAATTCGGTATGATTTAGACATTTATACATTTATTTACTTCCCTCTTCGTTATTATCATCACTTTCAAATACCTCTATATCTAATTCTTTACTTTCAATATCAGTATAATCAGGATTGTCTCTAAATTGTTTTTCTCTTTTTAATAATTCTTTTCTATACCTTAATTCAGCTAACTTTACTAAAATACGTTTAAAGAAATTGCTAGCACTTTTATTTATATTACTAACTTTTTTAGGCATAAAAAAAGTAAAAAATATTTGTAAGACTAAAACTAACAAAATTATAGGTAGTGCTGCCAACATAATTATAAACACTACAATTTTTAAAAGTAAATTTTCCATAACAGGACCTTGACCAAAATTATCTGGTACAAAGTTTAATGTTTGTTCTCTACTATTTTTTTTATCTTCATTACTATTACATGTTGTACATCCCATATCTTTTTTTCTTTAAAACTAATTAAAATATTTAAAAAGTAACTATTATTATGTACTAATACTTATTTTAATATCCTTATTTGGGTATTTAACTTCAAACATACCATTAGGTACACCAAACAGTGTATATCTACCTAATAAATCTATTTGTCTAGTTGCTGGATCTAATAATGGTTGTGCAATTTCATTAAGAGAATATTTACCCTTTTGGTTAACTTTATTATAAACTCTTAAGTCGGTAACATTCAAAACACCTGGAACGTTATTAATATTCTCAATTAATTGAGATAAATAAATATTATCTCCCATATCCCATTTATTAATATCCATATATTCTGTTATAGATTGTACTACGCCTCCAATTATTTCACCTCTAGGTATTGTTTTTTCAACATATAAATCAACTTCATACCCTAAATTAATAACCTGTCCGTTTTTTATTGTTACATAATCATTTATCATTCTATAATCTGCCAAATATTCCGCAATATTTTGTTTAAGTGTATCTGTAGATTGTGTTGTTAATTTATTATTTTGATCTAATGCTAATATTGAAATATTAATTTTATTTCTTTCTTCCCATACTCCCGTTCTAAAAGGTACACCAAATTTACCTGGCATTAATGTGACTCTACTTTGATAGTCTTTTATTGTAACACACCTATCTTGTGCAGAAAAATTATATCTCACTAAATTTCTTATTTGACTAATTGAGGGTTGTTTTGCACCACCTAGTGCGGGTATAGGGTTATTAACTGTTAAACTATTTCTAACATTTGTATTAACTGATGGATCATCACCGTTAATAACAAATTCAGTCACACCTAAATTAGTAAGTACGTTAGGTCCAATATTAGAACTTTCTCCACCACCTACTCTATATTTAATAAACATAGTATTACTAGGATTTGGTATTGTCCCTAATGAGTTATTATTAATTAGATTACCAATCCTATCTATTTGCCCTCTACAACCAACAAAATCATTTAAACTAGATATGTCTGCTTCACCACCACCAAAAATAATTTTACAAAAACCATTATCAGTATACTCTTTTATAAATCTTTGTGGTGAATTTATCCATTTACCTGGTATGATACTAGAATTATCACTATTTTTATTACTATCTCTAGTATATATTTGTCCTTGAGCCAATGCGGGAACTTCATACCAGTTATTTTCAAAAACTTCCCAATCTGATGATGAAGGATCTTCATTAAAGTTTGTTCCTTCTTTTGTTATAATATTTTCTATTGAAATTACATTATCATCTGGTAAAATTATTTCATTAAATGGTATATAATCTTCTCTTTGTATTACTTTTTTAAATATTTTAGTAAAACCATTTAAAACTATTTCTCTTTTAACTAATGTATAATTGATTATTTCATTAGTTTGTCCCCTATTTGGTAAAATTAACCTATTAGGTATACCTCCTGTGGTAAAAGGGGAGGCGAAATCACAGTCCTCCATTAATTCAAACACTTTTCCTGCTCCAGTAACTTGAGAACCTTTAATAATTTTAGGTGCATATTGTATATCAAAGTCAGAACCTAATGTTGGTACAGTAACTGACCAATCTACTATTGTTATACTAGGTCTTTTTCCTGGTACATTTAAACCAAATGTCCTTGCTAACTCTAATAATGATGATCTTTCTTGTGCGTAATTTAATTGTGTCTCATTGAACATTCTATCAGTGTGATAGGATAACATATCACCAACTGCAGCATTAAGTTCCAATAACATCATACCTACAGAAGCATCATTAAAATCCGAAAATATTTCAGGATAGTATTGTTGAATAAATCCTACTAACTGATCTCTTACATCAGCGAAGTTTCTAGCGTTATAATCTATTTTTCTAACCATAATTAAAATGTTATCTCTATTGTGTCAGAACTAGCAAAAGTACCATCAGTTACTGTATATTTTAGTTCAACTATTATTAATTCTTGTATTTCATCATTTCTAAAAGAAATTTCATTTACAATTAAATTAGGTATATACCTTTTAATTGTTTCATTTAAATTATTTCTAATATCTTCATGTGTAATATTATCATTAGGTTCAAAAATATATTTTCTAAGATCACTCCCAAAATCAGGTAAATATAACCTTTCCCCCTTATTTGTTAACAATAAATGTAATAAATCTGCACGTATTGCATCTTTATCATTATTATTTAATTTAAAGTAATAACCGTTAGGGCTATCTTTAAAAGGGAAATCAATATTTATAAATCTATTTTCTGCCATTTGTATATAAATATTCTACATTAAATTTTTTAAAAGAAAAGTATATATAAAAAAAAAAGGTGTCAATGACACCTTTACAAAATAATATGTTATTTTTTTTATGTTATCTCACAAGAACCACCTGCACAAGCTAACTCTCCACTAAGATTTGTTTCATCTTTTTCTTCTATAACATTAGATAAATCAATTTCTGTAAGTGTCTTCATCATTCTTTCATATTCTTGTTTGGTACAATCCTCAAAAGGTGCTTGAACGTATGTTCCTCCGTTATATGGTAATACAGATAATCCATTATAATGTTCTCTATTGTTCCACATCCACTCACCAGCTAATTCCCAATCTTCATCTTTTAAAGATATAGTTGCAGAAACATTATGTGTGTTAGAACCACTATTATGTCCACTTTTAACCCATTCTGTAGCAACTTTTTTAACTCTCTCTAACAAATCAAAAGGTGATTCATTTCTTAATATAGAACCCTTTGGTGCTTTTTGTGGTATAGATATCACTGCAGTATCGTGTCCTCTAAAATAATCATCCTCAACTAATTCTGGATGATTATTGATTAAATATTGATACATTGATTCATTTTTACCGACTCTAACTCTTCTTATGTAGTAGTCATTATGCCAAGCATGAATACCCGAACTAGTACCTAAAGTTAATGACGTTGTACCAGCAGGTTTAACAGTAGTTGTTCTAGCAGATTTATTAATACCTATTAGTTTAGCAACTTTTCTATTTTCTTTTTTAACTATTTTTGCTGCCTCTTCCATATCATAACCTAAAACCCTTCCAGAACCAATTCCTGTCATACTAACACCAATTAAAGCTTCTTTCTCTGTAGTTTCTTGCCATATATCTCTTAAATAATGAAAGTGTGTGTAACCTGCTTGTAATGTACCAATAAAAGCTGCTGCCTTAACTCTTTCATTTAAATCTTCTTGTGATTCAATGTTTGAGACGTTAACTTCACATAAATTACAGAATTGGTAAGGTCTCAATGCTATTTCACAACAAGGATTTGTACCCCAATCTTTATCGTTGTTAAAGTAGATTCCTGGTTCACCTGAACCACTTAACTCTACTCTTTTCCATAAATCTAAAAAGAATTCTTTAGTTATCTTATGTCTCATTAAACAAGCTGAATTATTAGATCTTCCTCTCTGTGGATTTGTTTCCCACCAATTTCCTGATTTACACCCAATCATTTCTTGATCACCAGCAGAAAATAAACTAATTAATGCAGCTCTTCTGATACCACCTGCCAATACCGCATCCGCAATATGACATACTATATCATGTACTTCTAAAGTAGTTAACTGATCACCGTCTTCTTTTTCACTTAAAATACCAGTTATCTTAACAATACATTCCTTAAGCGGTTGAGGTCCTGGCGCTTTACCACCAGATGTAACTAATCTGGCACCTTTTGGTCTAATATCGGAGTAATCAAATACAATTCTAGAACTTTTACCATTCAAATAAGATTTAATTAATTGTTTAATTGCATCTGCCCAACCTTCAATAGAATCACTAACCAAAAATCTCTTAGTTCTTTTTTGATAAGGTTTATTAACTGGTGGTAATTTTTCAACATGATGTTTTTGTACTGAATAACCCACACCTGTACCACCTAATAATAAAAACATACACTCACTAAATGAATCAATATGATCAATAGGCATATAAGCACAATTATATATTCTATTTGGTGATATTTCTATTGGTTTACCTCCAAACTGCATACTTCTCATTGAGGGTAATACTTTCTTATCATAAACTAATTCATACGCCTCATCTATTTTATCTGCAATATGTGGATATTTTTTTTGGTGCATTTCTTTATTACGAGTAACTAACTCATTCCATGTTTCTCTTCTATTTAACTTTGGTAGATATTTCGCGTATTTCATATATACGGTAATATCTGATAAAATCTTATTTGATAACTCCATTTTTTTATTTTATTTTTAAATTATTATTAATTCTCCCCTAAAGTCTCTCTTTTTTTTCTTAAAGCTTCTGTAACCATTTGAGACTTTCTTTTATCTTCTCCTTTTTGGTGTTCTAAAAATGAGACATCTGAAGATTGTGAAGTATCTATCTTTAAAGAACCATTATCAAATAATATATCTTCAAATATAACTCCGTCTTTTCCGAATCTTGATTTTAGAATCGCCATAGTAGCAGTCCCATCTTCTTTTTGTTCTAATGTTTTAGCTACTGAGATAATAAAGTGTCCAATCTGTCCTTTTTTAATTGACCCACCTATCATGTCTGCTTTCACTACATCCGCACCAATAGAACTTCTATTACCTTGTACCGCAGTCCAACCAACCACATCTAATTCTGAAATCATAGTTTCGAACTGTCTCATAACATTTCCTTCACCAGCATATTCATCTTTAAATTGTTTAGTCGGTACGACACAATCCATATAATCTACAAAAACAACGTCTGGTTTAGTACCATTAGATGTTAATTTTCTTAAATATTGTTTAATGTGATTTATTGTTGTACCATCACTAGGCATTTTCTTAAGAATTAAATTACCCTCCTTTTCTTTAAACTTTGGTAAAAGTTTTTTTACTTCTTCTTTTCTTTCAGTTAACTCATTTAATGATATTTCTGTCCAACATGTCATATGTTTTCTTTGTATAACTTTAGGATTATCCTCAAAGAATATTTGTACTACATTATACCCCATATTATATGCAGTGTTAGCCATTCTAGTTATTAGAGTTGTTTTACCTACACCAAAAGGAGCTAAAATTACACCTAACTCTCCTTTTGATAACCCGCCATCCATTAAGTTATCTATCCCTATTAATCCTGTAGCAACAGGGTTTCTAAAATCATCAGATAATACGTCATCTATAGCGTGAAACACATCAATACCATTATCTTTTTCAGTACCAACTGATAACGCCTCTTTTAATATGTCTTCACATTCGTCATATCTATCAAAATCACCAGTATCTAATATATTTTGTATTTTATTTGTTGCTTTTTTAAGTTCTTGTTGTTTACAAAATTTATTTGCAACATCTTGTGTGTGTAAACAATCCTTATTATCAGAAGATTTAATTTCTTTAACCATTTCTAAAGCAGAATCTCTAGCAATATCTCTCTTAATATCTATTCTAATTAACTCTATTAAAGTAACATAATTAGGTATTGTTTCATAACCCTCATAATAATTTTTAATTGAGGCAACAATTAATCTTAAATATTCATTATCAAAATATCTAGGATCAATTATATCAATTATCCCCTCTGAAAATTTATTATCCTCTATTAATTGTTTAACTAGTTTAACCTGAAAACTCCATCCTAAATAACCTAAGTTCTTTTCTTCTTTTTTAGTCATTATTTTTTTACTTTTGGTTTATTAATAAATATGTTCTAAAGTGTGTAACCACAATATTCTTGTGTATAATTTTCTAAACTCAAGCCGTTTTGTATTTTAGAGATGATTTCTGATATAATTGATCTAATATCTACGTCATATCTTACCTTTGGTGGGTAGTCATTACCACTAAACATTTTTTGTATTACTACTCTACCCTTAACTTTAATTTGTAATGTGAAGATATCTTCATTTTCATAAATATCTTTTTTAGTCTCATCTACTTCTTCAGTATTTTGTGTTAAATATGGGTTATAATATCTCCATAAATATGTCCTACTTTTAGCTTTAAATTGATCTTGTATTGTTAATACTACATCATCTATAAGTTCTTTTAGTTCAATGGAATTTAAACTATCCTTGTTAAATCCTTTAACTTGGAAATTTCTACCCACAATAGGTTTTTTATTAATTAATAATAAAAATTCATAAGGTAAATTTTCATAATTCTTTTTCATAATAATTGATTTTGTGTTTTAGTAAAATAACTTTGTTCTTTTTTTATTATTCTTAAAAACGGTTGTAAAAAGTTTATATAACCGTCTCTACCCCCAGGTATAGCCATTGTCAATCCATCTTCCAATAACATTTTAATCACATTTTTAGTGGTTCTATCTTCAGGATCGATAGGTGTTACAAAAATTTGATCTAAAATCGTTTTAGAATTTTCTGTTAGTAATGGTATTTTAAGGTTAATTAATTTTTCATTAATTTCATAAATGTCTTCACCTTGTACACCAACAGTCACTTTATTTAATATATTATCTAATGTTTTCAATCTTGTTTTTCTTTCGTTTTGTATACTTTCAATTTTAACGAAAATATCTTCCAATGTCAAAGTTTTTGTAACAAATTCAGGAAAATGTTTAATTAAAGTCTTTTCGCTAACACCTTTTATACCTTTTATGTTATCACTATTATCACCAGATAAAATTTTTAAAAGTTTTAAATTTGTGTGATGATGATTAAAATGATCATTATAGTTATTTATTGTAATTATTTTTTTTAAATTAATAATATAAATTCCTATCCTTTCAGTCAATAGTTGTAATATATCCCTATCATTAGTTATTACAACAATTTTTTCGTCTTCTTTAATTTTACTACAATAGTATGCAATAGAATCATCTGCCTCTATTATAGTATCTTCAAACTGTCTAATGAATAATTCTTCAAGATATTGTTTTACTCTTTCTTTTTGAATAAAAAGTTCTGGTTCTGAAGGTGGTGTTTCATTATAAAAATCTTTATCTCTATTGGATTTATAATCTTTATAAATATCATATCTTAATCTACCACTAAATTGTCCGTCCCAAAAAACAAATACCCTATCGTATTTGTGTTCATTTAAATATTTTCTTAACATAGTAAGAAATTGATATATTCCACCTATATGGTTTTCTTTATAATAAAGATTTTTTGCACCATGATAAGCGGTTTTTAATAATGAATCACCATCTACTAATAGGGTGGTTGTATACTTTTTTCGTTTAGTTGGTCTGGACACTTAACATATCGATTACAAAATTAATATAAATTATTGATCTGCATATTCTACAGGTGCATCAATATGTTCTCCTTCTTCTATAGTGAAATCTACTTCTTCTCCTACACTATCAAATACTGTTGACCAATATTCTTTGTAATCAGATTTATAAGTATCTATAGATTTTTTTTCATCTTCAATGAAACCGTGTGTAGTTGCCAATATTCTACAATCTGCATATCCTAAACCATTCATATGATTTTTATGGATACCAACTTTAGTTCTAACCGCAAAATTAACTTTACGACCTTTATTTGTTGCATTTAATTTAGAAACACCTGCACTTTTTTGATTTCCAAATAAGAATACCAACGCACAGGATAAATAGATTGATTGTCCCCCTTTAGGTTGTATTCTTGGTTGACTAAATGGGTTATCAGGTAACTCAACCCAAGGTTGGTTAACAAATACCATAGTATTAGTATAAGGTGCGCTTTCTTTACGAGACGAAGTTATCCTTTGTGCCATACCCATACCCCATTTTTCTGATATTACTCTAGCAGTATGTTGGTTTCCACCCTTACCTTCAAAACTCATTTTACAAGGTATAGTACCTATTGAGTCCCATAGAAATACTATATCATGTGGAATATCTCCTTTTGATTGAGCATCTAAAATTTCAGTTACATATTCAAAGGCTTGTTCAATATATTCAAACCCTAATTTATATAAAAGAAATCCATCCCAATAAGCTTCAATTTCACCTGTACTTTCATCTACCTCTTCAATATATTCAGTTTCTAAACCCATCTGTTTTGCATGTTCAAAACTAAATTTTTGTTCAGTAATAATGAAAATAGGTAGTATTCCTTTTTTTTGAGCATCTACCGCAGTCTGTATAAGTGCAGTAGTTTTACCTGTGTCAGAATGACCTAACAACATGTTTATTTGTCCCATCGCAGGACCAGGAATACCTGTTGCTTTTTGAAAAGACTCTCCTAGATCAAAATATTTTTGTTCTTTGTATTTATCACTAGAAGAGAATTTTTTTCTAATGGACGAAAAATCTGTTGTTTTCTTTTTTAACGGTTTTTTTGCCATCATAAATTATATATTAAAATGGTAAATCATCATTATCGTCTTCTAAAGAAGTACTTTCTACTTCGTCATTAGTAGAGGTAACATTTTCAGAAGTAGTAGTGCTTTTACTCTCTTCTCTCATAAATGTAATTTCTTCTTCTAGTGAAGCCGTTTCATTTTCCTCTTTTTCTTCTTCAGCAACATATTTACTTTGTTCTGAATCCCATATAGGTGTCATATTTTTAGCAACAATCTCTAAATACTCTTGTGATTTTTTAGAGTATACATCCCTAAAAGTCTCTTCGTTATTAAACCAATCGTTTGCTTTATCTTTATCGCTAGTTAATAGTGTTACATCATCAGCCATAATAGAACTAACTACACTCCAACCTTTATCATTACGATTAGTAGTGATGATAATATCTCTACCTTCTCTAGCATCTGTAATATCACCTTTTAGTTTAAATAATGGCATTAACTTATCCATTACACCATCTCCAGTATATTTATGTTTGAATCTCCAAAATTTAACTCCATGATCTTCATTATCTCTATCAATACCTTTAACTACATAGTATTTTCTAGGTGTGTATTCTCTAGCCATTTCTTTAGCCTTCTTACTTCCTTCCATAAGTAAAGCTTCTTTAGCCTCATATAATGGACAATCTTCTCCATCATTTAATTTATTACAATAAATTTTTTCATATTTACCGTTTACTTGTCTTTCGTAAAAATAGACTTCAGTAAATGGTGATTGTCCATCTTTACCAGGTAAAATTCTAAATCTTCTTGTTGCACTTTTTACTCCTTTTTGGAGTTTTTCTGTGAAGTATTTTTTTAATCTATCTTCGTTAGATATCTTACTTCCTTTAGTGTTTTGTGTGTTTTTCTCATACTGAGATAAAATTGCATCTAAACTTGTCATTTTATTTTTTTTATTTATTAATTAATATTTAAATATAAACACATTATTTGAAAAAGTCAATAATCAAATATTGTTATTTATCTATAAATGTATAAATAATATTTTAAAATGTCAAATTATTTTTAGGGTTAATCTTCGTCTGTTTCGTTGTAATCAAAGGAGTCTTTTATCTCTTCTGTACTATAACTATCTACGTCATCTTGTGTTATAACATATTCTTTTTCTTTCCCTACATCGTAACCTTCTTTATCTGTCCAATAATCGGTTAATGATATACTATAAGGAAAAGAGTCCATTGATCTCATTTCTAATTTTTCTATAGGTGTTGGGTTTCTTTCTTCAATTTCTTTTTCTAACCCATCTATTTTTTCAATTACTTTATCCATATCACCTACCTTACCTTCTAAATCACCTAATTTACCTAGTAATTCATCCATTTTAGATGTCATACTTTCAATTTCTGTTCTAGTTTGTTCGGCTTTATCTACAATATCTGTAACATCTACTTCTACGGTATCATCACCACCTTCATCTGCAGTTTCATCTTCAATTTCTGCACCACCTTCATCTGCAAATGGATCAGTTTCTCCTTCTCCTTCTTCAGTATCAGCAAATGGATCTTCAGTAGTTTCTTCACCTCCTTCTTCAGTATCAGCGAATGGATCTTCGGTAGTTTCTTCTGCGTCTTCTTCTGGTGGGTCCTGTTCATTTAATGTGTCAATAGTAGATAATAAAAGATTATCTTCTTTTTCTTCAGGTTCTTCCATGTAAAATGTATATTCCAACAATTGCATGTGTCTCTTTAATTCTTCTTTTATTAAATCTTTCTTACTCATTTTTTCTTACATTAATAATTGTCTACCATCAGTAGTCTTATATATTTTATCTACTCTTTCTATGATTTCTTTACCATCATTAATTAAACATTCTTCTCCCTCACATTCTTTAGTTTCTTTTTCATTTAAGAAATCGTTTAATGTAGACTCTAAATTTTTTTCTTCTTTATTTTTTTTATGTTTATCCATAATAATGTCTTTTATTATAAATATATAGATTTTAAGAAAAATGACGTTCTATATCAATTATAGTTAATTCTTTATTTTTACTTACTAAAATTTTATTTTGATATTTATCCCAATCAATTTGATGATCTTTATAATTGATATTTCCTATCTCTCCTTTTGTTTCCATATCAATTATTTTATTTAAAGCATTAATAGTATAAAAACATTCTCCTTTTTTGTGTACAATTATAGTAACAGGAAAAAATGATTTTGTATTAATTTTTTTACCATCTCTAAGATATAGTCTAAATGTTAATATTTTTTTACCCTCTTCTTGTGGTGAAATGTATTCAAATATATTTTTCTTAGGAGTTTTAAATCTTTTATTTATATAACTTTTAAAACTTTCTACCTTATCCTCACTAACAAATGACGCTAGTGTTATTATTTTCGTTGTTTGTTCCATTATAATATATGTAAGGTATTAGTTTTTCTCTATTATTTTTTATTAAATCCTTACATATATTAAATATTTCATTTTGACGTAAAGTTACATTAGAAATACTATTTACTTTATTTATTATTTTATTTTTTTTTACCCCTATAAATTCACAAATATTTAAATCAATTCCGAATATCAAATTATCACCAAAAATATACAACATATTTCTGTTATTGATGTATGTTACTATTGTTTTAAATACTTTTATTTTATTTAATATTTTCCTAATTTTACGTTTACTACTATGTAAAACGTCTACGTAAATATAATTTATTTTACTTTCGATAAATTTTAAACAAATACTCTCAAAATTTATTATATCTTTTTCGTAATCTACTTTTCTTTCTTTTTTAGTAAATGTCCAATATAAATTATCATTAATTTTTTTATGTAGTATTGAAATTGGTTTATCTGTAACAATATTTTTTGTTTCATTCCAACCAATAATTATTGTTGGTAGATCGTTATTGATTAAATCAATATTATTAATAATATTATAATTTTTAATATCTATATTCTCAGATGTTATTATATTACCTATAACCATAATTACAAATATAGTATTTTTTTTTATAAAAAAAAAGTATTTTATACTCTTTCGTAATCTATAAGTAGTTTACCATCTTTTGATGATTTAAATTTTAATAAAACCTTTTCCCATATAAGTATAGTTTTTTCAATTTCAGTATTACATTCTTCTATAGTATTGGCTAAAATTACTGCAGTACCACCTTTTGTCGATGTTTCATTTGGTCCAGAAATTTTTTCTGTTTCGTTTTTACCATTCCACACATAACCCGACACTAACATACTATTTTGTATTATATCTAACTCATATGGTTGTAGAAAGAAATTTTCTGTTATACCAGAAATACCAATGTAATCGTTTTTCCCATCTAAATAAAGGTAACCCCTTTTTCTAAATCTATAATTATCCCCTATTTCTGTATTACCTAAAGGATTTTTTTCACCGTTATCTGATAAAATTATAGGATTATATACAATATTTTCAGTAGAACCTGAATTTGTATATTTTACATAAGGAGGGTCATTATCTACTGTTGTTATATCATAATACTTAGTTTGACCACTAAATGGACTACTAGTGTCGAATTTTATTATAGAGTTTTCTAGTTCTTCTTCTGAAATATTATATGGTTTACTTACATTTTTAAAATTATCTGAATTACTTAAAACATTTGCTAAGAACATAGTTACTTGTGAATTACTAATAATATTAAAATCTTTTAACACATTTTTTAGTGGTGTGATTACTTCAGTTGCAATAGTAGATTCTACCCCTAAATCAGTTAGATCTGATACCGTAATACCTATAAAGTTTTCATTTTCAACCTCTTCTCTAATACCTATAGTATAAATTGGTGATGAACTTAATAAGTTTGAGAATTCAACTGGTTCTATACCTAAATCCTCATCTTCATCTATATTTAAAAATGCCGTTCCTTCTTCTACGTAAGAAGTTACAAATTTTGACTGTCTAACCCCTGTGAAACTAGTTGACATAGTGTTTGGTGAAATACTATGATTAACACCTGTAATCATATATGCCCCATTAAAAAATGGTACGTTTTGTAAATCAAAATACATTAAGGGTTGTATATTCATGCAACCCAATGCGTCTACATTACAAGTGTATGATCTAGTTTTAAATAATTCTAATAAGTCTGTTCCTTGATATGATCTTTGAGTACCACCTCTTTTATCAATTACGTCAGACAAAACTTTAAAATATTCACCCGTCTGTTTGTGTTCTTGTTGTGATAATGATACGTTTTTGAAAATACTTTGATTTTCAGCACCGAAAGCAACTCTAAATGCTACTAATGCGTTGTCTTTACCTCCGTTTATATCATTTGGTGTATTTTTAAAGTCGTAACCATCATTGGCAAATGTATATTGATTACTATCTCCAATATCTAACACCTCTGAATTACCGCCAGCAAATATACATACATAAGCTGGACCACCAGATCTATTTTTTTCACTTACATTAGGTATTGGCATAAACATATCCCTAACCTCTACGGGATCTTTATAGTCTATATATGTTGGTAGTATTTGAAATAAGAAGTTATTATCTCTTAATATTTTAGAAATAAAGAAATAAATACTGGTATCTAGATTCTGAGATAAACTATTTAAAGACGAAAGATTAATAATTGCTTTATCACCAATATCATCCCAACCTCTATCAATAAATTTAAAGTAGTTAATTAGGTTTCTATTATTATTACATAAATTAGTATAAGTATCAGGATCACTTACCCATTTATCATTAATATTTTTAAAATACTGATATATTTTTAACTTTATCGCATTTTCAGTTTTATTACTTTTTTCTTTTACCTTTTCTGTGTCAGTAGACTCACCATTTGTATTATTTTTTTCCTCTTCTTTAAAATTAAGTCTAAAAACACTTAAATATTCTTTTATATCTGATTCAGTAATACTTTTATTATTTTTATCTATAGTAGTAAATAATTCTATATTTGTTAATATCCAACTATCTAATTTTTTTAATTCATTAAGTAGTTTATTATTTTGGTTTTGTTTTTCATTTTCACTTAAACTAGTGTGTAGTGTACTATTAGATTTATATTTAATAATTAATTCTTCAAATTTTTCAAATCCGGTAATATTTTCTGCCCAGTTAGTAAAATTTTCTACCAATGTATTTACAATACTATAAGGTATATTTGAAAGTAATGAGTCTTCAATTGTTGGGTTTTGATTAGGGTGATTAAACCAAGATGTTGATCCTATACCTAAATATTTTGTTTTTTCAGTATATAATTTGGAGTAATCTGCGGTAGTACTTCCTGAAACATATTTCCACTCATTAATATTATTTAGTGTTGTATCATTATTAGCTCTCCATAGTATTGCACCAATCATATAAGTATAATACTTAGGTAATTTAACTATTCCTGTTTTTACTTCTTGTGATGTAAATATTTTACTTATATCACCAAACTTTTTAAATGGTAATGTAGAAAGTAATAGATATGCTCGTTCTTTTTTACTTCTTTCTTCGTTATTATTAGTTTTTTTATACCATATCCAATCTGTCATATAAAAATTAGTAGGCATTAAAACTAAATCACTCTCTTTAGTTTGAATTTTATTAATATATTGTCCTGTTGGTTCAGTAGTTCCAGTAATGTCAACATCTTTTATAGATGATATAACATATCTGGTATTTTTATTACTGTTTTTAACTAACTTATCAGTAACTGGTTGTAGATATGCTTGATTAAAAAGATTATAAGTTAAGTTGTTATTATAATAAAATATTTTGTAATCTGTTTTTATTTCCTCAAAAGATATTAATTTTTTATATTTTTCATTATTTCTTATTTCGGTTCTTAATACTTTACTATTATTTATAATATTACTGTTATTTAATATTAAAGGTTCTACACCTTTACCCTCAGAATCATTATTATTACCTAAAAAATAACTACTACTATCACCTAATCTAAATGGTTTATTAATAGATATAGTTGTACCATTGAAGTCAGTAATTGGTAAATTTTTAATTGTTTTAATTATTACTTCATCTGATGCATTTTTATTCATTAGTACATTTCTTACGTTACTACTAAAAATTGTTTTATTTGCATTGATGCCATCTAACGAAGCAACAAATGGTATTTTATAATTACTATATTCTTTTGTTACTAATAGTCTTTTAAAAACTTGTTCACTAAATTTTTCTATAATTATTGTGAAATCATTGGTAAAATCTGCATTAAGTATAGTGTATGGGTTGTCACTATAGTCTAAAACATTTATTGGAAACCAATTATCACTATCAAATCCTGATTGTTTAATTTTATTTACTGTATTACTTATATTAGTTAAGTCTTTTCTTCTATTAGTTAAATTTTTATAAACAGATTCAACAAAATCATATTCTGGATAATTTTTTAATCCGTTTGTAATTTTAACGTCTCCAATATAAATTTCTTCTGCACCTTCAGAATCAGAAGTTCTAAAAAATCTTGGCCAAGCAAATACTTGTTTAATAGTTTGTGGGATATCAGTTTCTAAATCATTATCAACTAAAAATCTTTTTCTTAATTCATATTTTTCTTTTTTATTTGCATCATCAGAAACACCTAAAAGTGTTTGTAACATCGCTTCAGTATTATTACAAATAATTCTAAATATATTTCTTATAGTTGGTTTAAATTTTAATTTTGATTCTAATTCTTTGTTTAATTTACTATAAACTTCTTTAGTTTTTTCTTTTTTAATTTTATCTAATTTTTCTAAAGTATTTTGTGTTTTAGCTCTTGTAACTCTTAAATCAAATACAAAAACGTTACTTTTTAAAGTTAAACCATTTTTATCTAACAGTGTTTTTCTCCCATTAGGTCCATTATCTGAAAATATTGAGGTATCTAATTCTTGATTTATAGTCGATTCTGAGTTACTATTAGGTGTATCACCATATCCTTTATTTAGAACTGAGTCCTTTGTAGCGAATAAGGTAAACAAATCTTCTAATACTATAGTTTTATTTTTACTTAAATCTATACCGTTTGAAAAAATGAAGTTTTTATATGGTTTTTCTTTATTTGCGATAATATTTAACGCTAATATTAAATCCTTTTGTGATGTTTCGTCTAACCCACCATTTAATTCTTTTTTATTATCTTCTACAAATTTTTGATAGTCTAATGATATATCTTTAAAAGTATTAAAGTAATCATCGATGTCCCCTAATCTTATTGAGTTTACTATAAGAAAATCTCTAATAGAGAGATAGTCTCTACCGTATCTTAATGAATTATCTTCTATTGGTGATGAGTTAATTGCATTATCGTTAATTTTTTCTTCGTAATTTGTTTTACTTTCGTTTTCTTTAGTTTTAGCCTTTCTTATAGGTGTACCAATAAAAGTTTGTATTCTTTTTAATTTATTTATTTGTTCATTTAAAACTTTTAATTCTTGTACACCACTATCTTTAGATTTAATGTCTTGAAATTCTATTTGTAACTTACTTATTTGAATAAAGAAGTCATCTAATTTTCTTATATCTAAACTATTATCACCTAATTGTCCATCACTACCTATTGGTGGTAATTTAGGGTTTTCTTCTAACTCTTCATTGAATATACCATTTAGGTTAGAAAAACCTTCGGGTGTATTTACAACGCCAATAATATTCCCTATTAACATATCATTTAAAAATGCTTGTTGGAAACCTACAAAGTTTGCTGATATATCAAAATTTCCTGTACTACCGTCAAAATTAGATGTCCAATTTAACATATGTAAACAATAGTCAACAGTTTTACCATAATATCCTTTTATTGATAGTTGAAATACAGGATAAGGCATTTTAAAAAATATACTGTATGGTGATTTTTTATTATTTTCACCTATTACATCAAACAATGCAGCACCTCTAGTATCAGTGAATTTTATATCTACTTGTGGGACTAAACTAGCATTGTATTTTATATCAATACTTTTAATACCAAAACCTTCTAAAATTCCTCTACTATCTGAAGGTTGTACACCACCTATTCTTGTATAATCTGTAGTGGTATATGTTTTCTGTTTCCCATCAGCATTTTTTATAATTTCACCATCTGAATCATAACTTACTTGAGTTGCAATAAAATTAATTTCACCTGATGTACCGCTAGTGTTACTTCTATTTCTATCATACGCAGAAAGTTTAACATAAATAAATAAATCTTCACTATTATGAATTTGCATTCCTGGTGGATTTGGATCCACTAAAAATATATTTTGTTTTAATTGTTCTACAGTAGGTTTGGTTGACATTTAAAAATTATTTATTGTCACCGTATAACTTTTCATAGTCTTCTACCGCAGCGATGTACTGTTGTAAACTTTCTCTAAAAGGAAACGGTATTCTTATTATTTCATCATTAGGTATATTTTCTTCTACTCCACCGTATTGTGGATTAGCTAACATAATTAACCAACCATGAAAAGGATTATTATAATATTTTTGACTCAATTTATCCATTCTTGTAATTTGAGATTTATAAACTACTGTTTTATCACTATTTTTAGGTTTAACTTTAATAAAAGGTAACATTTTATACCCACCATTTACTTTAAATCTTTGATATCTGTCGTAATAATCTTTAGCCATAACTGTTAATTTAATTCCTTATTTTTATAAGTAAATGTTTTATTTTTAGTTGATCCTTTTTCATCCTTTTCAAAATAAACTTTTACTTTAATTTTATTAGGATTGTCTTTAAGTTTTTCTATTTTTTCTTTAAGTTTTTCTATTTTATTTTCCCATTTCTCAATAAGTTTTAAAGATTTAGATATTGGTGTACTACTAGTTGCCCCAGATAATGCACTTTCAATATCTCTTTTTTCTTTATCAATATCTTCTTCTAATTCCCAAATTTCTTTCTCATATTTAGTGATTTTTTCATCATCTTTTACCCAATCACTTACATCTTTAGTTACATCTTCAGTAAACTTTTCTTGTGCACCTAAAGCATTAATTATTTCTTCAAAATTATCACCTTCTTTTTGTTTACTAATAATAACTCTTGTTTCCGCACTAGAAGGTGTATCCGCAGGAACTGTGATTTCAATCTTAGTTTTATCAACTACATTAATAACAAAACCACCTGTAGATGGTGTTTCTGTATTATCACCCACATTTTTATTATCGTTAGTCTGATTATCAATACCTTCTGTTTTTAATGATTCTTCTAATTTTTCTATATCAACACCTAAATCTTTTTTGATTTCCCCTAATTTAATACCATCTACTATCTCACCTGTAGACTTATTTACTGAATCGGATCTAGGATCATACATTTCAGTATTAGCATAGAAATTAAATGACAATGCATTTTGTAATCTATTTATTGGACTCACTAATGATTGTCCCCCTATAATATCTAAAGACATTGTTACATTTGCCATCATTGGTTGTACACCAATACCTTCAGGATTTAAATCCCATTGTATTGAACTACCTGCCTCATATGTTATATTTAAACTATTAATCGCAACTTTGGTATGGAAAAAGTCACCAATTCTTAATATACAAATAGGTGGTCTACCAAACGCTAAATTTTGTGCTTGTATAGTATCTCTATTATCATATATACTAGGTCCTTGTCTCATACATTGTTGTAAAAATGTTAAACGAGTATTTAATCCTTCGGGTGTGGTAGAATGAAAACCTGGATGAAAATATTTAATTTTTTCAGATATGGTTGAGAAATAATTAGGGTAATTTGCATCGACATAATCGAAATACTGTGTTTCATCAATTATTAACCCATCAACTAATTGAGCGTTTTCTGGATAGTATGCAATATCTTTTAAGTTTTCTTGTTTTTTAGCAGCAAGATTATTTTTTGTGTTTTCATCACTATTTTTTGTAACTTCTGCAGTAACAGTTATTTCCGTTCTTCTATCCGATTTAGGTGTCTCATTTTTGGTTCCAGTACCTGAAGATAAATCAGAACCGTTGTTTTTAATTTCAAAATTGTAATTACTATTTTTAATTGATCC